CCTCAACAGTAAATTGAAGATAAGGAATGAACATCATTGAGCGCCCTTCAGATTGTGGATCAGGAACTAATGATACAGGTTTATCAATCAGAATGTAACTATCATCATCATTAGAATCAACATACCCTAGTATATTTTCACCTGTGTCCATAATTACTAGCCGAATCGAATCACGTGTCATCATGATTGCGCACCCCCATTATCATTTTCCTTAATGGGAAACAATTTATCATAAAGGGACTGCATTTCTTCTTGCTGTGCAAAGTGTTTGGGCGCATCTTGCTTATGGTACAATTTAATCATCAATGCAATAGATTGTGGTGTAAGTTCATAAGCCTCTTTTAGAGCCTTCTTTGCCTCTTTAATATAATCCTGTTTAGATTGAATCATCATTAAAGAATTATCAATATCCCTGATAACATCTGCAATAGCTTTTGCATCATCGGAATCAGGGATATTGACATAATCGCCAATTTCAGTAGTCATAATATATTCACCATTATTTATTTATTTTACTACATTGTAGGTAGTATCACCTACAATATCACTTCTTACCCGAATGACCGAATCCACCTGCGCGTGAGGTTTTCTGTGAAGGTTTATTAAGCACTTCACCTATATCGTATTTCAGATTTTCAATCATTTCGACTTGTGCACAGCGTTCACCATCTTTAATAAACACGCGCACACCACTATGATTAACTAGTGGCATATAACATTCATGCACATAATCAGAGTCAATTACACCTTCACCATTGATCAATGTCAGAGATTCTTTTAGAGCACAGCCCGAACGAGGATGCGCGCGAACAGAGTACCCTTCAGGTATATCAAAAATAATACCAGTCGGCATCAATATTCGATCACCCGGATTTAATACAATACCGGGACCACTGATTTCAGCTCCATAATAATTCACTTTACGTTCAAGCTTCTTATTATTGACATCATAGATGGTAACAATATTACCTATCTTCAAGTGTGCGCGCATATCAAAACATGCAGATTGTTCAGTAGCCAAATGCGGCATTTGAACATCTTCATCCATTCGATATACACCCAATGCCGGGGTATCCAATGATTTTGTATTACGCCGTTTGCGTGTCATTGTTTTTGTTTTTGCTTTTGGTTTTATAGACTCAACAACGGGTTGTGCCAATAACGGATGATCACCGTTAATAAGATTTTCAGACATAATATAATTCCTGCTATTTTATTGTTTTAATGCTTTAATGCTTTACACCAATATAATACCCCAAATGTAGCAGCACTTGCAAGGCATTTTGTTATTGATTTGAATGATTTAATTTTATAAATATGACCATTCTGCATAATCACTGCCCAATGCCAGTGATTACGTGGAGAAATATTTCGGGTAACTGTTAACCTTGCTCGAAAATTCATCGTCGCTTACCTATATTGTACTTAGCTTCAAGTATCCAATCATCTTTACCACGAAACGGAATGATTTTAATTTGAGACATTGGCGCTTTAGTTTCATTATTAAATTCATTATCGTGTACAACAACAACCAACTTCCACTCACGTAGTAAATTAACAATAGTGTTACGGCGGTCTAAATCATTTTCACATAAGTCAGCTTGCTTACCATCAATAAGAAATAATTCCTTAAAATGCATAATGGCATAGCGACCTTGCTTATGGAGAATATGACACGATTGGAATAGAGTATTACTTTTACGACTCTCTACACCAATTCGTGTTAATGTTTCGCGAATCTTTAAAAAATCTTGATTAGTATTTAATGTTATTTCTACACCATACCCACTGAAAATATCATTGATGCTCATTTCTTCTTACCACCTTTGTCAATACGCTTTGCAAGTTCCTTACATTGCGATTCAGATAATATAGTTAGGGCAGTTTTGGCTTTCATTTCTGAATAACCGTAATATTCCATTACTATAGGTAAGTATTTATCTGATTTTGGGCGGTGCCATTCTGAGAACCTATTTAATTTCGGGATAGCATGGTAGTAAAACAAATACTGATCATACACCGGCATATTTGGCAACTGATCCAATTCGTGGGCGTATAGGATACAATCAACAAAATATGATAGTGAGCGATTTACCACAAAGGGAGCATATTTTTGCTCAATGAATTCCCGTTCAAGTAATTCATTCTTTGTGTTAATCGACTTTAGTATCACCCCAAGTGGGCTAGACATTACTTATATTCCAGATCAAACATCAGTACAGTGATACACGACATAAAATGAACTTCCATGTCTGTTGCCCACGCTGTACCGCGATCATACTCACTTAACACCTGAAACATATCAGGTATAGATGCCTTAACTAATTTCGGCTCCAGCGCAGTACGGACCTTCATGAAGTGTGTAAATCCAATATCAGAGTTTTCAGCCACCCATTTACGCACATCTGTTAATTTCTTAGTTGCAATCATTTCAGCAACTTCATCAAATGCATCCCCCGACATAACAGAGAGTGATTTACTTGATAGTTCACCACCACATGATACACCCTGAATCTCGTTAATCATCTTGCGATAATCAGGAGTATATTTCATTATGATCTGTGCAATAGTTGCTTTCTCAAATTCAACACCTTCAGTTTCCAATATGGTAGAAAACCGCTTGAGAAACTTACCTGCCATTTTACGCTGTTCTGTTTTACTGAAAATAAACTGTATTTCAGTTAACCGGCTATGAAGTGGTTCAATTATCTTTTTCGGATAATTACATGTCATAATAAACCGACAATTTTTACTAAACTCTTCGATAAAATTACGAAGTGCGGGTTGTGTACTATTTGGATTTAGATAATCAGCTTCATCCAATATTACACATTTTTTCTTACCCTCAAATGATTTCGTCATCGCAAACGACTGGATAGTGGTTCGCAGTGTATCAATGTTACCATCCTTAGATGCATTGATAACAAGTGAATCCATATTTAAATCATTACATATGGATTTCGCAACAGCTGTTTTACCTACGCCGGGACCACCGGAAAATAGTAAATTTGGAAGTTCACCCTGATCCACAATAGATGTTAATTGGGATCGGATATCATCCGGTAAAATACACTCACTTAATGTTTGTGGGCGATACTTTTCTGTCCATAGAAATTCATCTTTAATGTTGTTCTTACGCCGTGTCATAATTTAGTCACCTAACCCATAATAATTCTTTCAATTTGACCTATAATCTTAATTCCACCATGCAACCGATTGGCTTCATTCACAGCATGTTGACATACTGCGTTAATGTTTGCCGATGATACACCTACATGCATTGGAAATATAACCATAAAAGAACAGTCATATCCAGAAGATGCTGTTGCCCGAAACCCAATCACACGATGCGGTATCATGATTAGTTACGACTGAACAGCAACATAATAAGTAAGATTATGTTCCTCATTAGAAAAAATCAGAGATTCGTTATCCGGGGAAAATGATATCTCATAATCCAGCTTCACAAAATTCAATGAAGTCATTTTCAACTGAAGATCAAAGTCATCAATATCAACCTCGAATTCGACATCAATTGTAAATTCATTATTGCTATCTTGTTCGCCATCCTCAACGATCATTTGGATACTGTCGCCTTTCTTTACAAGGGCGAAGTCACGCAATCCCATCGCATTACTTGCTTTATTCAGGCTATCCAATTCATCGGCTGATACAAACAATGATGCGCCATCACCATCAAGCTCAAGATCATATGGTGCTGCGACCACATTAGATGAATCAGTATAGAAATATTTAACACGTTGCCGACCCTGTTTAATGATTAGATAGTCATCATCAAAATCTAGTTCGGGTTGGTCAAAAAGAGATAATACAGATAGGAATTGGTTTAAATCGTATAAAGCAAAGTCAACTGGGAATGTTTCCTCAACAATCGCAATGCCCATAACAGACTTACCGATTGCAGCTACCCGTATTTCATTGCCTTCAACGAATTGGATTCCACTATTAATAATGGAAAAATTCTTCAATACGCCAATAGTTTTCTTACTAAGAATCATAATATAATTACCTTTTATTATACTGTTTAGTCGGATCAAATCCGCAATGCCCAGTATACATATGTTTAATGAAAATATCAAATAAAAAAGCCCAGTCAATAAAATAATTCATGACCGGGCTAGGAAGTAATCCATGGACCTAGATGGACTTAACTGCAATCAATACTACTAAAGTTTTTAGCTAATGTAAACCCTATATGTGAACGAAATTTATCATAAAGTTTATCTGGGGTATGTGACACAACAAATATATTAGAATCACCCAATGATGGTAGTATTTCCATAAAGGAATCCACCCCATCTTGATCCAGACTAGAATCAAACACTTCATCCATTATCAATAGGTTAGTATTCAGGCTGTTTTTCAGCTTAGCAACCTCACGCCATGTAAGTAAAATAGCAAGATCGATCCTCAATTTCTGACCCTCACTAAAATTATTGTAGCTAAACCCATCGACATAACGTGACAATATCACTTCATTGAACTGTTCATCTAAAGTGAATTTAATCAAGAAACCCATCTTTTGTAGGTATTGGTTGATCAGCTGATTAAATATCGGAAGATACTTATTAATAATGAGTGTCTTGATACCATCATCTTTTAACATGGCACCAATAGATGCATAGTATGAACTTGTTTCCTGTAACCCATTCCGCTTAGAACGAAGTTCATCCAAATCTTCTTTTAGTTCATCAACAACCTTTTGATCATCATCAGTTGAAATAATATTCAGTTTTTCACGATCAACATTTAATTTAGTTATCTGAGAATTCTGTTCTTTTAACTTAGAATTCATTTGACCAATTCTCATATCAATTTTACGGATATTCCCATTGATACGATCAATTGTAGTTAGAATAGCCTTTATTTCAGTGAGGTCTTTTTCTAACTTAATCTCACCTGTTTCCAGCTTGTTAATGTTATCTTGGCGCTCTTGGACCTTTCGTGATGAAAGATCATCATCGATGTCTTGGGTACATGTTGGGCATATGTCATTGTCATTAAAGAAATCCATCACATCACGATGCATATTTTTCTTTGTGGTGATTTGAACCGATACACCATCTAGCTTTCGCCTCTTAGTTTTATGTTTCGATTCATCGATAACCTCATCTACCATATCATCGCGCTTCATTGTCAATTTATCAACATCAATGGTGATGCTATCAACAGAATCCATTAATTCCTCAATGCGGGATGATGTATCCTCTATCCGGGTGGCGCGTTCACGTGCCATCTGATCAATATAACGTTGCCGGTTGTCTATCTTATCCTCACACATCATTAGATTCGATTCACACGCATCTAAATTAGATGCCAATGCTTTGACCTTAGATTTCAGTACAATATTCATAGTACCAAATATACTTAAACCAAGTAGGTCTTCAATCACTTGGCGGCGATTTCCAGTAGTAAGGCGCATGAATGGAACAAAAGTGGCTTTACCAAGCAATACAATTTGAGTGAATGCCTGATAATTCATCTTCAACACATCTTTTTCTAATGTGGTCTGATAATCACCATTCTTAGCATCCTGTGGCATTAAATGATCTTCAATATCATCAAATGTTGTGTGTTCATAAATTTCAAATTTAGTTGGCTTAATGCCACGACGAATAAGGTAGCATTTACCACCAACACTAAATTCAATCTCAGCAACCAATCCCTTACGGTTTACACTATTCACCAACTGGGGTTTATTGATCTTCCGGAATGGTTTGTTGTATAAAACAAATGTAAGTGCATCTAGAAATGTTGACTTACCGGCACCATTATCACCGGTAATCAGTGTGGTTGGGGATCGATCTAATTGTATTTCAGTGAATGTTTCACCGAATGATAGAAAATTCTTAAATCGTAATGTATGGAAATTTATCATGATATAGCCTTAATCTACTACTATAGTTTCAACTGTATTTTCGGTTTCAATCCAGACCTTTGCACCACATGGTAGTGGATCATTTGGGCGATACACAATGCGGGCAACTTCCACACCATCCGGATCACGTATGATTGCTTCATGACCATACTTATTAGTGGAATGAGTCTTATTACCCGGCTTATATCCCTTGACGGTTAATACCGGGTTTGTGGTACCACGCTTCATATTAGAGCGTATTATTGTCTGATTTACATGAATTCGAGTTAACATTAATCTACCGCCAGTGCTTCAACATATAGTGACCTGAACATACCATTCAATTTCTCTTTATCTAATGTAATATCAGATTGATCAACGTAGCTGGTAACAATACCCAACGTGTCTTCATTTTTCAGTGATTCCTCATCAACATCACCATCAATATGATATGCACTATTATCTACAACTTCAAAGCTAAATGGTCCAACACGTTCAATGCTTTCAATGAAATCCTCAAATACATCATTATCATCTTTTTCACCAACAATAATGCGAACAACCTTACCCGCCAGCTGATCAACATCAAACGATTCGATATCAAAATCCTCATCATATATGATACGGTAAAACATATGATCTGGATTCCGAATATATGCCATTTCATGATCTTCACAATCCATGATATAGAAACCACGATCACAATCATGATCAGCCCATGTATATTCGTATGGGGCACCTAAGTAGGTTATGCGCCCATCAGTAGATGGTTCATGGAAGTGACCTGATAGAACAGTATTAAACCCATCAAATGTTTCAGCCTTTAATCCGGATGTATTCTTTCCACCACCCCGATTCATTTCAAATCCACGTATCTCAAAGTGTCCACATAACATATCTGCCTTAGACTTTTTCATGACATTTAAGTAATCATGATAGTTATCAGCATTAATCCATGGCATAAACAGAATATCAGTTCCACCGAAAGTTAATTCAGTTGGTTCTTCAATCACATGTACGTGGCTTGAGTACCCTTCTAGAAATAATCCGGGTGTGTTGACATCATTGGTTGACTTAAAATATGTATCGTGATTACCCACAATTAAATACATGGTAATATTATGGTTGATCAATTCACCGAAAAATGATTCACGGAACCGAGTAAGGGTTTGATGATTGGTATACTTCCGGCGATCAAAGATATCACCTAAGTGAAAAATAGTATCAATGCCTTCTTCCAGTAGTTTTGGAAAAAATTGGTTTGTATAGAAACTAATCTGATAGTCAATAAATTCACTAGCATCATTTTTGATACCAAAATGGGTATCTGTAATCACCGCAACTTTCATAATCAACTCATTTTATTTTTAGAACATAATATTCTATATTATTAAATAATCAATTTCAACCATGTGAATAATATAATTCATCAACTATAGCATTTTGGAATTCGTACTTATCATGAATGTCGTGTTCAATTACTTGATTATCGTATACAGCATCCTTTGCATCCTTTTGCTTTCCTTCCTTATTGATGCGCCGAACAAATGCATAGAAACAAGTTTGAGTGAAATAAGCAAACGGATTATCATATTCCATAGAGTTATAATTATCGATATATTTTAAGCAATTTTCAATACCATCGCCAATCATTTCCTCACGGAATGAGTAATTTATGAAGTTGCGACGATAGCTTACATTTTCTGAGATTTTAAGAATTATTGAACCAATCTCTTCATCCACTCGCGGGATGATCAATTCTTTCAATGCAATACGCTTCTTCCGGTCATTTCGCTGTTTACGCTGTTTTACCACTTCCTCAGATAAATCATCATCAATTAACTCAAAATCAATATTTGAGAATGTAAAGTCAAAATTGGGATTCATACTAACCAGTAATGAGCGGCGTTTAACCATCAGTGCTTGAAATCGTACATTATCCACATAATGCGTAGTACCATTACCATTACCATCAGGTAATTTAGTCGTATTATCCATTTTATTATCCAGCCTTATTATTAATTTTTCATGGCTGTTATCGATAATAACACATTGATATTCAGGAATCAACACTTAAATTAAATTTATAATAAATGATCTTAGGGGTTGACAGGTTGAGAAATTCATGTCAAACTCTGTTTCCCCCACAGCAAAACAAGAATATATATTATAAGTAATAATAGATACTTATTGTTTAATCATTAGTAATCATTAGTAATCATTAGTATCTATAATTACTTATTGTTTAATTATAGATACTTATATTAATAATTAAAACAAGTAAAATGCCGCTAAAGCGGCATTGTGGCGTAGCCACGTATTAGTGTTTATTAGTGTAGTGTTGTATTTTCTGGAAGATATCCACTTAGGGAAGCACCAATAGATGAATGATATGCCTGTAATATCATTTTCTGAGGATTACAAACTGACATAATTCGGTGTGGATCAATAAAAATATAATCATCATCTGTTTCAGGCATCCATTTAATCATAATAACATTACCCATTTCATCAGGTACCAGTTGCGCTGGTTTGTATAAAACTACCATTCCATTCGCATTTTCCATATTAATGATCATTCGAGATACAATAACCATGCCAGCTTCAAAATAAAATAACTTATCATTAAACTGGATTTTAACTGGATTATCTTCAATTTCAGTCAATTCATTGGTAGTTGGACCATCATCTATCATAATTTTACCGCCGAAAGTGTATAATCGAATTTCTGTGCTTTGTATAATTTTAGTCGTATCTTAAAATGCTTCATTGTGGTATTAGTCTTACTTTTCCATGTAAAATCACTTGCCAGATCATATAATACTGCCTTGCCACTTTTACCGATACGCAAGATACGTCCAATCGACTGGAGTATCTTAATTTTGGCTTTAATTGGATGTGCAAGTATTGCAGCATCTAGGTTTTTAATATTGATACCGGTACTAAATGTTCCATAACTAGCAACAATAATTACATTATCATGGGTTTCCGTGTATGCTCGAATATACTCACGTTTCTTTACTGGAGTATCACCTGATATAAAAAATACATCTTTATTCTTATCAATATTTAGATCATTGATAAGTTTAAATAACGGCACACCATGACGCTCAACTAAGTTAAATAATATCAATGTATTACCGGGTTGACGTAATGCAAGCTTAGCAATAAATCGATTTTTACGATCATCGGTTATAATATAGTCAATTTCATCTAGATATTCAGCTGTACTAATCAACTTCCTTTCATCGTCATTGTGATTGAACACAATACCCTTGATCATCAACTTGGATACCAATCCATCATCCATCAGTTTCTTTGTTGTAACAGTTTCCCATAAACGACCAAATAGACCAATTAGTGACATTTTATGTGTCTGAGTATCCTCAATGGTTCCAGTAAGACCAACCCGGACTTTAGCATTTACACATTTATCCATGATAGATGTGATGCTATCAGCGGATGCAAGGTGCGCCTCATCAACAAATACAGCATCAAAATTCTCAAACCATGCTGCCCTTTTCTTATAAACAGACTGCCATGTGGTTACAGTGATAGGATTATCATTCCGCTTTTCCCGACCTGAATAAATCTTATGACACATTTTTTCAGCATTAAAATCATTATTCTGACTATAATCACTAAAATCACCAACCATCTGTTCAACAAGTGATGTAGTTGGTACCACAAGCAACACACGGCACTGTGGCGGTCCTGTAACGCCCAACAGGGCACGAATGGCACTATAGATGATCAATGACTTACCTGAAGATGTAGGACTCAGTATGAGGCGCTTACGGTGCTTTAGGATCATTTCCACCGCTTCAACTTGGTAGTCATGTGCTGTGAATGGAAGATTGAACCCATCAATCATTGATTTAACATCAATAATCGGAGTGTAGGTGTTATCGGGTAGATTGAAATCGGGGT